CAGCAGACACATCATCATATGGATATGTTATCTTAGATCGTATTTCTCCAACAGCACTAGAGATAGCTTCATACATCTGGCTTAAAGAAATTATTTCACCTGGGCCACCTCTTGTTTTAAATAAATCTTGCATTCTATCAATTACAGATGCACGAATAACAGAAGTATTAGGATATAATTCAATTGTCAAATTAATAGTCTTTGCCATTATAGGAATTACGACAAATCCTGCTTGTGCTGTGACTGGTATTCCTATGATTGTATTGGTATCAGGATCTAAGTGACTAATAATATAATTATACATAGTGAGACGATCAGCAGATGTTGGAATTATATCTGTTTCATTATCTTTAACAAATGCTAATCCAACAGTCCCCGGCCCATTATAAAATGGAATACACCATGCCCTTGTTACTCCTGACACTTCCAGTCCCCAACTTTCATAATCGAATTCTGCACCACCATGTGGAGGTTGACGTTTTCTTAGTAACAGTCTTGAACGATAATCTTCACTTAATTCTGCATCGACACCACCAGTTATTCCTAATGATCCAACAGTAACTACAGAACTAACACCAGAAATAGGAGAAACAAACGATAATCCAATGCCAGCAGATTCATTATATTCATCACCGTAATCTTCAGCAATAAAATCTACGTTCGCGCTTCCACCAACAATGGTAGCATCTGCAATGATTATATATATGCTACCATCATCTGCTGCAAGTTTAGTCTCAGCAGCAATTATAATTCCATCTGTACCTGTAACAGTCCCTGAACCAGTTGCTTTAACGCCAATCTTACGTGGTATTCCATACTCAGTGCCATGGACATCTAGATATTCATCATCTGCTTGGGATACAAACAGTTGTTTTTTCATGTAGTCTAAAAATCCATAGATAAGATGTACTGCCATTCCAAACACTCTAGAAAAAATAAGGAATACAGAACGTCTTAAGAATGTGTTCGCATTAGCAACCCATGTATTTAAATCAGAAACCATTCGGTCAATTATTTGTTGGAGAGAGGGGCGTAGGAACGGCATATTAATTCTCCCTATAGATATTATATATCTTTATTTTATAATAGTTAAACCAGTAATTTTTTTTATGGTTTGCTTTAACATTACAGCTTGCGCATACAGTTATCAAATTTTCAACATGGCAATTTTTTATATTATAATCTATATGGTGTATATTTAAAGTTGTAACAATATTATCACAACCACTATTCTGACATTTAAAATTGTCGCGATATTTAATAGTCTCACGCAGTTCTTTAGTCCATTCTTTAGGATACTTTTTTATAAATCTACCACCTTTCCAGTGCCAATGATTTTTACCAGAATTTTTAAATATAAAGTTTTCCCTATGTTCTGAACTTTTCCACATATTTTTAGATGCTACTTTTATTTTTTCTAGTGTTTCCTCTGTATGCTTTTTACCATAAAAAGGATTATTTTCACCACATGTTTTCCCTTTTTTGTTTGCAGAGATCTTATTTTTCGTTTCTGCTGTATGGTGTTTGCCATGCATAGGATGCAACTCCGCGGGTATATTTTTCATGTGGTTTCTGATTCTTAAGTTATGCCCTGGTGCATATTTCTTTTTTGTGGTTTTTCCACAGCCACAAAGACAGTAGTTAATTAAGTTCATATTGTGCAGTCCATATATCATTAAACTTTATTCCTAATATTTTGTCACTATCTTTATAAATAGTAATTTCTAAAACCAATTTTTTAGTTTCTTCATATCCTACTATACTTGTCACCACTTCTATTTTAGAGGCTACACCATCTTCAATCATCCAGTTAAGTGCTTGCTGTACATACTGCTTTGCCTTATTTGCATTCTCTTGTGTTGCTTTTGATCTGTCTAACAGCCATAATTTACTACCAATATTGTCATCATTCGATGGCAGTAAGTCCCCCACCCATCCTCTAAGATCATTAGGATCATCGACATTATCGTCCTCGCTAGCACGTGCATCTGTATATAAAGAAATAAGAACAGAAGTTTCAAGTCCTTCTTCTCTTTCTAAATCTCCATTTAAGAAATTGAAATCTCCAACAGCTAAATCATTATCATAAATTATTTTTATATCTGTTGCCATTTCAACCTCCCGTTACCACTGTGGTAGTTTTGGATGTAGATATGTCTAATGATAATAGAACTGTTGGAGGAACAGGTGGCCCAACAGCTGCAGTAGCATGAACGTGTAGATTTAAAGAAGTAATAAAACTCTGCAATGCTGTATTCAATTCTGTGTGTGTTACAAAATTTTTGCTACTGCCATTCAATTCTATCTTATCCGAAGTCACTACTATTTTGCCATCTTTCAGTAAAACAGTGTTTCCAAATTTATCATATAGACAAACTTCACCCTCATTCAAAATAGTTGGTCGATATGCCCTAGTGCCTACTTTAATTGCAATCGCTTGCTCTCTATTTCCATCTGGGCAAATAAGAATTACTTCTGTATCACCACTTACTTCTGGATATGTCTCTAATCCATACTCTTGTATCCTATCTATATCTGTTAGTGTTTCACCATAAATTCCTTTTACTTGTATTCTTTGCACTTTGCCAGAGTTGTTTATGGCAGTAAGTATTGCTCTGCCAATCATCGAATATATTTTATTTGATAATGTAGTAAGAATATTCATCTACTATACTTCCCTTTTATCTGTACATTCTTTGTTGTGAATGCATCTCTATGCACGACAGTCATGGATGTTTCATATTGACTGTCCTTATTATATTGTAACCTGATTTCGCATATTAGTTTACTACTATTTTCACCTAAATAATCGATAACAGTAATGATAGTATTTATGTTCCACGGCTTATCAGTAGACTGTGCAAGTCCTTTTACAATATATTCTTCAGCAGTAGCTAGTGAAGATTTAATATTCTTATCGAAATATGCTCTGCTTGTACACTTGCCAGAGTCAGTTTCTATATCAGATAATATGATATTAGTTTTATTTACATCGATAATGCTATCTGTTATTTTAGAAGAAGGCTGTACAAAATCTATTAGTGATTTATTCTGATCAGGATAACCAGTACCTTTTACGATGTATGTTCCATAACGATCTACAGAGGTATCTTTTACAGTAGTTTTGTATGTATTAGTTTCTTTTATGGTATCTGTAGAAAAATTCTTTAATGTTCCTGCTGTCAATGTTAGATTATTATCACCATATGAGAATGGGAGAATGCAATTTTCTACACAGATCCTTCTTATTGCATCTCCCACTTTTTCTCTTCCTGATATTGAAAATGATTTAATCAATGTACTTGTTAACGATAATGCACTCTCTTCTGCAATAACAGTAATGCCAAATGGTGCGCACAATTCTGCAATTAAACTTCTGATGGTTATATTTTTCCATTCGGAAGGAACTCTTCCCCAGCAACTATCTATTATTTGTCCATTATCTCTTCCAGAAATTATCAATTTACTCTGCTTATCAGAAGAGGAATATTGTATAGTTTCTATAATTCCAATCATAGTAGATGTACCATTGATGGATACTGTAAAACTGTCACCTATGTAAATGAATTTCTTATCTTCTTTAGTGAAATCAGTTACTTCAAAAATAACAGCTCCAGACAATGACAGCATAGACTTTACTAGTGTGAATGAAATAAACTCTTTAAATACTTTATCTCCTACACGGATTTCTATATTGTTATTCATTAAGTACCTTCAAAGTTTCACCACCAGAGATAAAACCAGGATGTCTTATTACAGAATTCATTGCAAGAATTTCATTCTCCCTATCTAAATCCTCATACTTATTATAGCTTAATAAGAGTGTATTTGTGATTTCAAAGGTATTAGTAATTGTTTCTATCGATGCAGTAGTTGCTGCAATTGAATTAGATACTTGTACAAAGTATCCTTTTAAATCCATTAACGCAGTTATCAGTAATGTATTATCAATAAACTCACCTGTGATATATTCAAATTCAGATAAGTCTGTCTCTGCTCCAAGCAACAAGATAAATGCATCAATGTAGTCTGCTATCTTCTTCGCATATTCCAATAGTGCTTCTTTACTTATGAATTTTGTTCTCATACAGATATTTATTGCTGCAGAAATCAGATTGTATTTGTATGTGTCTTTAATTGCCAAGAAATTATTTATCTGTGAGTTAGGGATAAACTCTGTAGAAGATACATCAATAAGGTCTACAACATCAAGACAAGCATCTATTGTTGATCTACCTAATATATCGGGTACATTTTCACCATTAAATTCTTCTACTGCTCCACGTACAACTTGAGAACATACACCAGCGACACCACCAAAGGTTCCATTCTTACCTATCCCACAAGCAGTTAAAAAGCCATTACAGCTTTCTTGTATTGATGTAAATAAATTACATGGTGCATCAATTACAGAATCTATGCCAATAAGAATTGAATATATCGTCTCATTTGTTTCTGTAATCATCGAAGATACAGCATCTTTAAGTCTATAAAGATTACGCTGAATGTATTTAATCGTGTCTTTTATGTAGTCACCAGCTTTATCTATATAAGGTCTAGAAGAATTAAATCTTTCAGAGAATGAATCTTGTGCATCCGCATTGGCGATAGCGATTTTGTCGCTAACAAGTTTAATTCCAGAAGCAGTATCACGTGGAATATTCTTTATTGAATTACCACCAACAATATTTTTGCTTGTTACTGTAACTTTCTTTTTCTGCTGCGCTGTCGTAACTCTTGTAAATGTTATTGAGAATCTAGATACTCCACCTTCTTTTGAATCCTCTGTAACACTAGGTAAATCAGGCCCAACAGCAACTTCCATTATTCCATAATAAGGATGCACCAATGTACCATGTAAAATGGTAGTATTGATTGCTTCCATTAATGCATTACGTCCAGCAAAATGGTCAAAATTGTTTTCAGCATTAGCAATTACATATGCTTCAATACTAAATGTATCGGGTGCTCTGCCAAAGTCCAATACATCTGCTTCATCAGAAGCAGCGTATGTTTTTATTTCTACACGTCTACCAAATGTTTGATTAGAGGATTCCATATAGAAGGGTACATTTCTATAAGATGCAGGAAGTAAACGATCTCTCCAACTCATATTATACACCTACCAATGTTTGCCCTAATGGCCCTGTGATATTCAAGTC